CTTTCCCCCCGAAGAGGTTCAAAGGAAGGCCCTTCACCATAGGTGTGTGAAGGGCGGAACCAAGGATGTAATCCGATGCCTTACTGGCAGGGGGTTGCCTCCCCTCTGCCATTGAAAACCTGGTACTACCATTTATATAGGTAGCGACTCGCAATCAGTCGGAGTTCCGGAAAACTCCAAGTGGTTGAGGGATTCAGGATCCCTGGAAAGTGTGCTTCTTACTGACACTTGTCCAGGGTCCAGGCGCAATGCTATCTTAGGACACATAGATAGCCAATCCTTACGGATTGTCACTTGTCGGACATCAAGTGAAAAGTTCTACAATAACAACAACAACAACAGTGGTTCCTTGGGTACAGATGTCCCCCCAAGAAACCCCCACCTCCGGACCGGTTCAAAAGACCAGGTCCGACCCCAAGTTCGAATGTCACTGCCCATCGGCCTGATTTGTGACTTCAGTCGGTTCTCGGTAATACGAGATGCGGGATATGATATCCCGGAGCTCTTCCGATTAACCGATCTTCAAGTCATGGAAGTAGCCATGGACTTCATCGAATTTGGGGTTTCCCCTTCCTTACTCAGTCGTCATATACCAAGTGAGGTCTCTGTCCCGAGGAGCGAATTGCCCTCTAGACTCCAACGTCAAAAACATCCTCCAGTGATGAAGAAACCCAACCCTGAACGTGCAGTTGTGGATCAGAACCTCCGATCCGCACGCTCCTCAATAACTAAATCCCCTCCTCCATCCGGTTCAGACCGGATTTTTAAGATGAGAAATAGTTTTTCGAGGTCCGATTTACTGGTTCAGAAGTTTAGTCCCATCACTGAAACCGAACGTGAGCGTTTAAGTGCCCTCCCTCCTATGGAGTTGAGGGCCCGTTTGGTTTTTGGGATTTGTGTTTCTGGTATCCATGTCACCCACCTTAGACTCCCACACATCTTTATGCACTCGCTAGGATTAGCTCGTGCTATCCACGTTGGACTTTCCGCCCTTGATGCTCCTCTTGAATTTCTTCAGAGAAAGGTATCAAGGGTCGGGAAATCCCGTGTGGTTAGATATTGTCGGAATCGGTTTCTGGATGACAAAGATTCGGATATTTTCTCCCTTACGGTGTTCTATTACCGCAAGCTCCGAGAAATCCTCCGGAAGCACAAATTGTCCCTCACGGATGACATTTGGATTGTGAAATCGATCAAGAATTCCTTATCTTATCGATTTTCACTAGAGACCTTACAGACTGAGTTTCCATCCGTTAACCATCTCATCTTCCCCCTCTTTCCTCCCCGGACTGACTCAAGATTATCCTTTACTTTTGTTAAAAGTCAGGGGTGTACTTGTGTCTCGGGACACGGAACGAAGGTCTGTCAAGACTGCCGTTCTTCTGTCCGTCCCGATGTCCGAGATTATCCAGATTCCACGATCTGGTGTTCTTCCTGCCGATCTTGTCCGAGCTGTCTTGATGCTCGCACTCGATTGTACTATAGTATCCTCCAGTCAAAAAGTCTTTGTCACCCTGTAACAGAGACTTTCATGGAGGACGCTTTGCAGAAACACCAGTCTAGGATCTGTGAGTTAGAGGATAGAGATCTCCCTCCGGAAATTATAAACTTACTCGAAGAGGTTAGTATCGATTTTGGCAAGATTGTGAGCCAGATCTATAACCCCTACGAGAGTGTTCTCCCTCCATCGACAGCCGTGATTGGGACCCCCCGTTCTAAGGGTGGTCTCAAACAGAGACTTATTGATGAAAAGATCCTTACGAACAGCCGACCAGTCGTCGGTTGCCGTTCGGAGCCCTTTGTCATCGGTCTTTTCGGACCTCCCGGATCGGGAAAGTCTCTGACTGTCGTGGACTTGGTGAATCACTTTGTGAGTTCATGGTTTCTCAAAGGAGATTGGAAGGACTTCGTCTATTACCGTTCTTCTAAGACGGAGTTTTGGGATGGTTACCGTCAACAACCCATCCTGATTTATGATGATCTCGGTCAGACAACTGACTTTGAGGACATCAAGGAATTTGACCTCTGTGTTTCGACTTCTGATTTTTACGTCCCAATGGCTCATCTTGAGGAGAAAGGTATGTTGATGACTTCACGTCTCGTGATCGTCACCTCCAATCTCACTTATGGTGAGGTTCCTCGAACCATTGCTCAGCGTGCAGATCAGACACTGATTGAACCCATGTCACTTTGGCGTCGCTTTCACCTACCTATTGAGGTACGGAGGGAAGTTATCACGGCTCCCGTCTCTGAAAAGAGAGGGGATTACCGGAAACTTCCTACTGAGATACATTACTTTCTCATTACTCCAGATTTCTCAGAGGCAGAAAGCAGACGTCAGAGCATGGTTCAAGTCGATTCACAGGGTCGACCACTTGACCCAGTATGGAGTCATCCCTCACAGAGACACCAGATGGTGGGTCCCCGTGTGGGTTCTTATGACCCAATCCGGTCACATGGTCTTTTATCCTTGGCCCTCGAGACCTTCAACCAGCGCCGCCCGCACGAGACTTCAAGCTGGACCCAAGAGTGCTTCTCAGGGACTTTCCTTTCCCTTAACGAAGACTCTTTTCCGTCCGTGGAGCTCGTCCGATCCGGCTGCGTGGGTGAATCAGGATGCTTTCTCACCTTTCCCTCTAAACCACCCCCTTTAAGACCTTCTGTGAAGGTGGTGGCACTCAGTGAACCTCTGAAAACCCGTGTGATCACCGTTGGATCTCACCTCTCCCGTTGCTTAAAGCCCCTTCAAAGAGCCCTCTGGGAGTCCTTGGGTCGGTTAAAACCTTTCTGTCTTGTTCGTAACGAACCCTTTATGGGGTTCCGGGACCAGGAGAAGGATCATAACACGTACTTCAGGACCCCCACTCCCCTTCGACCAACCTGGTCGAGGGAGATGAGTGTCTCGATAGAAGCAGAATGCCAACGTATGGAGGCAATGTATCCTCCGGAGAAGGGTTTCCTCTGGTTATCTGGTGATTTTGATGCTGCAACGGACGGTTTTATCATGTCCTGTTCTTCGATTCTCCTTGAAGGCATACTCTATTCAGTCAATCATAGACCGACTAAAGAGTGGGCCCGTTGGGAGATTTCACCCTTGGGGTAGATTACCCTTGGGGATCAAGAACTCAGCATCGGGGCCAGCTCATGGGTGGTATTCTCTCCTTTCCTCTTCTATGTCTTGCAAATTATTCTCTTTGTAAGGCGGTGGGACTTGAGGATGACCAGTTTCTCATTAATGGCGATGATCTGCTCGCCCGTATAACGGTAGAACATTTCAACCGTTGGAAGGAACTAGGTCCATTGATGGGTTTAACCCCATCTCTAGGGAAGAATTACCTCTCTGAGAACTTTGGCCTCATAAATAGCCAGATGTATCTGAGTCAGGAAGAGAGAGTGGTGGTTAGCGGGAAGTTATCCCTCATCGCTCGAGAAGGGAAGCCCTTAGCAGAATGTTATTCCTATGCCAAGGTGCTTTATCCATCAACCGGATTGGAATCCCTTTTCAAGACTTTGAATGTTCCCCTCCTTCGCCGTACTCCTCGTTCTTTGAGGGTTCCGGTGCGTTGGGGTGGTCTTTCGTCTCGCTTTGAAAGTGGGTTCAACCAATCCCTTGCCAAAAAAGTCTATCTGTTCTACCTCTTGAGGAAGACAGTAAACAATAAGGTAAGGGTTCCGGGGACTTCTATCCTCTTTGTACCCCTTCCTGTCTTCGTTTCAAACGAAAAGCAGAGGAGGATGTGCGAGGGAGAGAAGTACTCGAGAATTGGTCGAGCGTGCTATCAGTGGCGGTTCTTGGACCCACCAAATCTTGAAAAGGATGTGTTTACTGATCTAACACATGGGGACCTCGAACATTTTCTTCGTTCGTGTCCTGTTGATCTCAATCCTATCTTGGATTCCCGTGTCCACATTAGTCACTTCCCGCCATTGGACCGAGTGTCCTATGACTGGAGGCCAATACCGGAGAAAAATTGGTTGTCATTTAAGGCCAATCTTTTCTCCAGCTTGGTGACCCGCCTCTGTATGATCGCAGAGGGCAAAGATGTGGACGTTTTCGACTTTGATCCGGAAACCACTTTCGAATACCCAGTTTTCGAGGGACCACTTGATGAGACGGCTCCTGATCTCCCCCCCATGGGAAGGCCAGGAGATATCTTGTCTC